AATCCTTCGGGACAGAACCTTACTGTTTACATTAATTCTATTGTTAACGCTCTCTTATTTCGATGTGCATATTACCATATTACTAAAGATCGTGAAAATGTTCCTGAGTTTAGAGATGTTTGTTCTTTAATTACATATGGTGATGATGCTAAAAGTTCAGTTCATAAAGATTTTCCAGAATTTAACCACATTGCAGTGGCAAAATTTTTGGAAGAACGAGACATGAAATTTACTATGCCAGATAAGGAATCAGAACCAACACCATTTATGGTTGATGAGGAAGCTGATTTACTTAAGCGCGCCAATGTTTTCAGTGAGGATACTGGAATGATTATGGGCGCATTGGATGAGGATTCAATTTTTAAGAGTCTTCATGCGGTTCTCAAATCGAAGGCTATTACTCGTGAACAACAGGCCATGCAGAATATAGATGGTGGTTTACGCGAATGGTTTTCCCATGGACGCGAAGTTTATGAGAAGAGGAGAGAACAAATGAAAGAGATTGCTAAACGTGCTGATATTATCCATGGATGTACAGTTATTCATGAATCATATGATGATAGATTGCGAAATTGGAAGAATAAGTACGAATAGATGGCTCCGTCTTGGGCAGACATTAAATGCATCCCACTGGGCGTACCCTACCACGTCTATTTTAACCAAAAGGGGGCTCTCTGTATTGGATAACCATGTTTGTCCAATTAGTCGATCATAGGACACAACATAGGCTTGCAGAGAGAGGCACTTTCCTCGTAAAGTACCCCTATTTAGGGGAGTATTCGCCATACGCGAGATTGACACACATTATATGGATTGAGTCTTCCATATTAATGTTAATGATGACTTGCTAGTATGAATAATAATAATAAATTTAATATAACAGTTAATGAGGAAAGTTTGGAATCGCAGCACCAAAATGTGCATTTTAGCGATCAAACTCCACAATGGGATTACACAGTGGATAGTATGCCGGATTCTACGTTTAATATTGCAGATACGAATGATGCAGACTTAGGGAATTTCTTTTCTAGGCCTGTTAAAATCAAATCGTACAGCTGGTCAACAGGTACGAATTTGTTTGAGAAATTTAACCCGTGGCAGGATTTTTTCGAAAATCCGCGCGTGTTGAATAGGATTACAAATTTTAACTTGTTGCGTTGTAAGCTGAAAGTTCGCATTATGTTGAATGGAAATGGTTTTCATTATGGTAGAGCAATAGCTTCATATGTACCATTGCACACTTTAGATACCTTTACTAAAGATCGTGCATATTTCATTCAGGATGTAGTAGCTGCCAGTCAGCGACCACATGTGTATTTGGACCCT